GAAAGTCGCCTGGCTGCGCCGCTACCAGCAAAGCCTGCGCCGGGAGTGCGAGTTGGCCGCGGAACTTGAACAGCTGCACAGCCGCGCCTGCAAGGTCACACCAGCTCTAACAGGTATGCCGAGCGGCCCCGGTGACGGCCAGAGCTTGCTGCGCGCTGTCGAGAGCATCGTGCAGGCTCAGCAGGAACTGAAAGCCCAGATCAACGTCTGCGGTGCGATTCGGCGCGAGATCGTCGCCGCGCTGGAACAAGTCACCAACGCCCGCGACTATGAGATTCTGCGGCGGCGGTACCTGCTGGGGCAGCGATGGGAAGAAATCGCCGTTGAGATGCACTACAAGTACCAGCACGTTTGCAGGTGCCACAGGGCCGCAGTAGCCAAACTTGTGATAGAATGTGATACTTAAACATGCTATACTGGTAATATCAAAAGCCGTAAGGAACGGGGCGACCGCCTTACGGCTTTTGTATTGGCATTTTATCCTCCCCATTTCAGCCAGACGGCCATGCCCCGCCTGGCTGTTTTTATGCCGCACAGCCGGCCCTTTGGCAGGGGCGCTGTGTTCCCAAGCAACGGCACAGCAAGGGTGCAAGGCCCTTGTGCGGCCCCACTCCCCGGCACCCGGCAAAGGCTCACACATTTTACTCTCTTTCCTTTTGTCCGTGCGTGCCGGGGTATCTTTAACATTTCCTCTGCTTTGGAGTATAAAATGGCAGATAAAAAGCCCTGCAAACAGCAGGAAAGCCCCTATGACTAACCCCCGGTATGCCAACGGAGCCCTGCGCAGAAAGCACCGGGCCCGGCTGAAAGCCATGGGCGCGCCGTGCGGAATCTGCGGCGGACGCCTTGGCCCGATCCATTACGACGAACCATCCGATGCGGCGCACCCGCTCAGCTTTGTGGTGGATGAGATACGCCCCGTTGCCCGCTGGCGCGAGTTCGGGTACGCTTCCCCGCGAGCCGCGGCTGAAGATTGGGACAACTTACAGGCTGCGCATTACTGGTGCAACGCGCAGAAAGGCGCAAAAACAATTCCGTTTGGCCAAAAGAAAAGCAACCGATATCCAAAAATCAGCGATGGAAATTGGTGAATCCGCCGAGGGGTGGGGAGGGACCCCCGCCCCGGCCGGCGGGCGACCTCAAGCCGTCCAGCGCCGATTTACACACGGGAAAAATCTGAAAGGGGTGGCCAGGCGTGGCAACCATGAAAAGCATCACAGCCAGGGGTACGCTGCTGGAGAAGCTCAAGCAGCTGGCCAAGGTGCTGGCCACAAACATTGATAGCTGCGACGACCCCAAAAATCTGCCGCAGCTGGCCAAGCAATACCGGGAAACCATCCGGGAAATTGAAGAGATTGAAGGAGCAGCAGACAATGGCGACGAGGTCAGCGAGATCCTTGCCGAACGACAAAGTGATGGGAAGCCAGGAGCCGTCCGAAAGAATCGCACCGGAGTACCGCTCCACTGACGGGCCGGATGCCGTGCGGGTGCTACGGGCAGGCGGCACCGTTCTGGACCCGTGGCAGAGTGACATTCTGGATGACTGGATGGGGCGCACCGTGTCCGGCAAGTGGGCAGCGCCCACCGCGGGCGGCAGTGTGCCCCGCCAGAACGGCAAGAGTCTGCTGGTTCAGGGGCGGGCCGAAGCCGGTATGCTGCTGCTCAATGAGACGGTGATCTACACCGCCCACCTGCAAAAAACGGCCACCGAAACCTTTGAGGAAATGCGGACTTTTTTCGAGAGCCGCACACTGCGTCGCCATGTAGCCGAGATCAAGACGGCGCTGGGCCGGGAACAGATTATTTTGAAAAGCGGGGCGCGCATCAAGTTTCTGGCCCGCACCCGCAACGGCGGACGCGGCCAGCACGGTGACCTGCTGATATTTGACGAGGCGCAGGAGCTGGACGAAACCGCGCAGGGGTCTTTTATCCCTGCCATTTCCGCCAGTCTGAACCCCCAGACCATCTATGTAGGCACCCCGCCCGGCCCGGATGCCGTGGGCACGGTGTTCCGGGCGCTGCGCAAGCGTGCGCTGGGCGGCGAGACCCGCAAGGCCGCCTGGTTTGAGTTCTCGGTGCCGGAGATTGGCAACGTAAAAAATCCGGCGCGCTGGGCCGCCACCAACCCCGCGCTGGGGCGGCGCATCCAGTACAGCACGATAGAGGGCGAGGCAGAGCAGCTTGACCCGGACACATTTGCGAGAGAGCGGCTCGGTTGGTGGAGCCCAGTGGCGACTGAAACCTTGGACTACGCCATAGACCGCAAGGCGTGGGATGCCTGCGCCAGCGAAGCCGAAAAGCCGGAGGGCAAGACCGCTTACGGTGTCAAGTTTGCCGCGGATGGTTCCGCTGTGTGCCTGTGCGGCGCGGTGATCCCGAAAGATGGCCCGGCCCGCATCTCGCTGCTGGACTTGCAGCCCAGCGGCCGGGGTCTCAAGTGGCTTGCGGACTGGCTCAACGAGCGCTATGGCCGGGCAAGCTGCGTGGTCATCGACGGGCGGAACGGCGTGGACGTGTTGGTGGAGCGCATCCGCCCCACCTGGAAAGCAAAGGGCGCTGTGCTGAGGCCATCGGTAAAAGATGTCATTGCATCGGTGGGGCTGATTACTACCGCAATTAACGAACACTCCCTGACCTGGTACAAACCGCAGCAGGCCCTTGCCGAAAGCGCCATTACCAGCACCAAGCGCCCCATCAGCGGCGGGTACGGCTTTGGCGGCGATAACAGCCTGCCGCTGGAAGCCTGTGCCCTGGCACTGTGGGGCGCAAAGACGAGCAAACGCGACCCGACACGCAAAATGCGCATCGGATGAGAGGAGAACCATGACGAATACCCTGAATTTTGGCCATGTAGCCGGGCTGACCGCCGCGGAACAGCAGCAGCTTAGCGACCTGGCCGAAACGTATATGTATCATCAGAGCCGCAACGCCACCAAAGACAAGTATTACGAGGGGCACGTCACCTTGCAGGACGTGAACCTTGGTCTTGCGCTGCCGCAAGGTCTGCGCGGTCTGGAGGTCGGCTGCAACTGGGGACAGAAGGCGGTGGACGCGCTGGCATCCCGCAGTATGTTCGATGGTTTTGTGAGCAACGGCGGCGCACTGGACGGGCTGCAAAAGCTGGTGACCGACAACCGTCTGGTTGCAGCCTACGCCAAAGCCTGCCGGGATCAGCTGAAATACGGATGCGTGTTCGCCACACTGTCCGCAGATGCGGACATCGGCTGTCGCATCCGCTTTCACTCCCCTGCTGCGGCCGCTGCCCTGTGGAGCGGCGAGAAAGGCCGGATCGACTGCGGCCTTGCCATCATCGACACCATGAAGGACGAAAAGGACGAAGGAAAATGGACCCCGTCCATCGTCAACTTCTATACCGACACCGCCCTGATCGTACTGACCCGCGAAGGGACCGTCTGGACAGCAAAACGGCATCCCAATAAGATGGGTCGTCCGCTGATGGAGCCGCTGATCTGGAACGCCACCAGTAACAAGCCCTTTGGCCGCAGCCGCCTGAAGCGTGCCATCCGTTCCCTTATCGACGACTATGTGCGCACCGTGGCTAACGCCACCATCGCGCTGGAGTTTGACACCACGCCACAGAAGTACATCCTCGGCGTGACCGATGAGCAGTACGATACCATTACATCCGATAAATTCAAGCAGTATGTCGGTGCGCTCATCGCTGCCACCTCCAACCCGGAGACCGGCGAAAACCCGGTCTTTGGCCAGCTGGCACAGGGCAGCCTTTCGCCGCACGTTGAAAAGATGCGGATGACGGCCACCCAGTTTGCCGCTGCCACCGGCCTGACCGTGACCGATGTGGGCGTGATCAATGATGCCAATCCCACCAGCAGCGATGCCATCCTTGCCCAGAGCCAGACGCTGGTGCTGATGGCGCAGCAGCTGAACACCGGCAACGGCGATGCACTACGCACCATTGCCCGGATGGCCCAGGCCATTGCCCGCAAAGTAACGCTGGATGAGCTGACCGAGGAAGAGCGGGACGTGATGG